TACAGTTCGGGGAAACAGCTTCTAATGCTGGAGCTGTAAACAATGCTGACTTGCTTCAGTCTCTGAAGAGCAATTCTTATGGAGCTAAGGCTTACCTGATGATTAAAACATCTGGAAAGATAAATATGTTCTTCTCTCACGGCTGAGAGAATAAAGGAGATTAAAATGTTCTTTAGCGTAAAACATTCAATCCGCATAGCTGGTAAGGTTTATATGCCTTGTATCTGCTACAATCTCACAAAGTTTCTGGAACTTACTGTAAAGGACTTGGAGAAGCAAGGAAAAGCTACAATCCATGACAAAATGGTTTTCTTCCAGAACGGAAAAATCATTGAAGAAAAACCAGTTGTCAAAGAACACTTGACTACTGAAAAACCTAAAAAGGAAAAGAAGACAAAAGCAGTTCCAGTGAAGGACATAAAAGACCTTGCTGCTGAAGCTGAAATTGTTCCTATTGAAGAAGTGGAAGATGAATCTAAAGGATTCTAGGAGATAGAATGGCAGTCTATGGAAACCAGCTGATGTTCTTTGCTGAACAATTCAGAATGTTTGACTACTTTACAATGAATCCTCAGACTGTTGCTTCCTACTCTAAGAGGGAAAGCTTAGGCAAGGTTAAAGGTGTTTTCCAGTACATGAAGAAGGGAGAGCTTCTTCGGGAAAATGACACTCTTGCTGATACAAACGTTCCTACTCTCTGGACTAGACAGAAGCTCGGAGTAGGAAATTACTTTATCCAGAAGGGAGACGAGCTTTATAGAATAAAGAATCCTTCTGACTGGACTTTTGAAGGCGGTTTCAACGCTTACGTGCTTGAAACTTTCGTAGGAAACTCAGACGTTCAAAAACCTCACGAGTACGTGAACTTAGGACAAGAAGATTATGAATAAGGTTGACTATTCAAAAGACGCTGAGCTCCTTGATGTAGAAATCACTGATTATGATACAGTGAATAAGAATGATACTGGTATTAACGATACCAGAATGAGACTTCCCAGAAGATACGACATTGTAAAATATTACAAGAGAAACAAGAAGAATCCTGAGCGAGGACAGTGGAGAAAGAAGGCTTCTCCTATTGACTTCGCAGATGATTTTGATTGGCAGATTACTTATTCCTTCCCTTCTACGCTGAGAAATCCAAAAACGGCAAAAGGCTCTTACGGTGGTAGGACAGTTACATACCGAAGGCTTTATCTGATTCTCTGCGAACATTTTAACGGTGGAAGGTATTTTATTGACGATTATTTTAATGATGTTTATCCGCATACATTAAAACCAGAGATTGACGCAAGGCTTGACAGAATTAAGAATGAGCTTGTTGAATATGCGAGCGATGAGCTTGAAGGAGCTGTTGCAACTAAGTCTGGAGAGTTTGATAAGCGTTATAAGGCAAATAGAGGAATGAAAGCCAAAAGAAGACGCTACGAAGCGTTTGCTTCTGCTTGGGAAAATGCAGAGGGAGAATATTTGGCAACTTTGATAAAAGATGATATAATAGGGTGTCTGATGAGTGGTCAGATACCGTTATTATATGCTGGGAACACGGCAGCTACTGAGAAAGCAAGGGTAAGGGCTGGACTTTCAAAAGAACCTCGTTTCTTTGCTACTGCTCAGCTGATTGAAAGCATACAGTTATATGTAAAACTTGGAGGAAATAAAAGGTGGAGAACACGACAAGGTATCTTGGTGTAAACTTTACTACACTCAGAAAAGCTTTATACCTCTTGTTCTTTGGAGTTGACAACGGAAACTGCAATAACCTTGATTCTCCGAAGTATAAGTATATTATCCCTATTCAGGGAAACTTTGAGAATCCTTTGCAACTTGATGACAAAGATACATATATTATGTATTGGATAGAGCGTGATGAGAGCCTTACTCAGGACGATTACGAAGAATACGATGACACTGGCTGGAACAGACAGAAGTGTGTGGCTTCCATTCTTGTACGTTTTATTGGTAAGGAAGCTGAACAATGGGTAAAGGCTTTCAGACATTTAACAAAGCGGTCAGGTGTTACTGATATATGGGCTGGAGTATGCAACGCTGAAAAGCTGGAGTACACTTCACCAGTCGTTCCACGTAAAATAAATTACTTTGGAATGAATAGCCAGATAGCATTTGACGTGAGGTTCAAATTGTATTATGATGAAGTTGTATCTACTGGGTGGAAACCTTTGGAAGGTATAGACATGACCGTTAAAGGCGAGCTCACCGTAGAAGACTAAATCAAAATTGGAGGTTTTCTATGAATCTTAACTACGTAGGTTCAGTTGCAGAAAGATTTATGAAGTTCCGTTCCACTCTGAAAACAGAAGAGAACGTTGAAAACAATCTTTTCAATGCTGTATCAATTTACGTACCGAAGTCATTAGCAGCAGCAAACCTCGCTTCAGGCAGTTATACACCTTCTGAAGTTACGGCAGACAAATATGCTGTAATTGCAGTAACAGTAGATAACTACACAAGCGTTCTTGCTGCTGGAAGCGTTTTGCTCTCACAGTGGCTTCCAGTGTTTAATGACGGAACTAACAGTGCCGTTACATTGTATATCATCGTTTTCGATGATACTGGTTTCTCTCCTACCGTTACTGCAAGTGCACTTACTTGGCAGCCTTTGACAAAGGCTTTCAATGAACTGTACTTCATTTCGTTCTTCAAGACATTGTTCTCAGAACACTATGACGGTTCGAAAGTTGAATCTGAACCAGCTGCTGCAACAGACTATGATGACAGCAACTACTTCGATATGGCTCTTTGTTTGTCATATCTTTGTGAAATGGAATCAACACTTTCGTTCGACCTTATCGAACTTAAAGTTGCAGTTCCTGACGGTTCAGACACAAACATCTGTAAAATCATGTCTCAGACAGAAGCTGATGAATTGGCTCATTGTACTACTCTTGTAGGAAGTACACTTGCTGACCGTGCTCAGTATTTCTGGGGCTACTGGAATCTTATTGGTAACAAACATTCTGAAGTTCATCTTCATAATGGAGCATTTATGATTCCTATTATTCTTGGTGCTTGGTTCGAAAAAACCAATGTTACTGGTGAGTACGTAGGAAACAAACTTGCTAAACTCCGCCTTACAGATTCAAAGGTAAAACCTACTGGTCTTCCTTCTCCTCTTAACGGAGCTGTAAACTTGAACCTCTCAGAGGACATTACAGATATTCTGGACGCTAAGGTAGTAGGATATTTTATTTCTATCGCTGACAATTCAGATAACAACGCTGAGTTTATCAGAGACAGAAGTGGTTCAAACTTCCCTATCACAGCTTACATGATTTCTAAGTTCATTGATTACAAGTCTGCTCAGGATATGGCAAAGTACGCAACAGCAGTTACTACTTTGACTAAACCAGTTCTGACAAACAAAAAGACCTATGAACATATTCAGGAAATCCTTGTAGGAAATATCCAGAACTTTGCTGGTCTTGGTCGTCTTGACAACCTTGTTGTTGAGTTCCCTCCTTATGCTGAAGCAAAGAAAGGTCAGTGGTTCAAAGGAACTGCTGTATGGTCGGCTGTTTATATTGATGACCTTGAAGGTGTTGAAATCTCAGGTTCTATTTCATTCTAGGAGGATAGGAAATGGCTTACGGTAATAACCGTGCTGCGAAACAAGCACGTGCACACTTCCAGCTTGCTGGTGGTAGTTCAATCAAGTTCCGCCACCCTTACCTTGCTGGTCAGATTGATACTGACGGAGCAGTAGATGAAATTGATATTTCAGCTTGCTGTAAGTTGGAAGGACGCTTCTTTGAAGCAAACCAGAATCAGGATTCTGCTAAACAAGTTGTTTTGGTAGACGGTTCTGTTGTAACAATCTCAAACAAACTGTTGAACGGTACAATCACAATGCCAGTAGTAAAGACTACTGGACTGGTTGCTACTGGAGACTTTATTGCTGCTTTACAGCTTATCCGTACTCTCGGAGACAGCGTAGGTGGTCTTCTTTACAAGACTGACTACGTAAACGGAAAAGCTATCACAAAGCTCTTCTACGGTGTTACACCGCAGAGAGTACCTGATGATGTTTCTGAAGGTAACGATGTTGCTGTTTACAACATTCAGCTCCTCTACGCTGGTTGGATTGAAGCAGTCTCAACTTCTACCTCAGAAAACAAGAAACGTATCTGGGCTGTTGGTAATCAGCAAGGTCTTGAAGCTTACTTCTCACCTTACGTTACTCAGAACGCAAGCACTGGTGAGAATCCGTTGTCAACTCTTAACAGCGGTATTCCTGAAGGCAAGCTAGAAGACCAGATTGATACAACTAACTACAACACTCAGGACAGTGTAAATGAACAGAAAGTAATGGCTGGAACTTGGAAATCAGGTTCTGACGCTGTTGTTTCTGGAGCTACTGCTTTGACGAAACCAGTAGCAACTTCAGGTAACACTGGAGCAACCGCTGGAGACAGTGCTGCTGATACTCCTAGCGGAGATTAGTTTCCAATCTAGGGTTTTCAAAAGGCTACAAGGTTTACTTGTAGCCTTTTTTGTTGTATAATGAGTATAAATTAAGGAAAAGAGGTGTAATATGAATGGTGTTTTTCTGGACGCTTCTGTATTGAAAGGAAAAGAGCAAGAAGAAAGGCTCAAAGTTTCAGTGCAGCAAGAAAAAATACGTTTTGAGTTCCCACAAGGATTTGCTCAGTTAAGGCTTATCGAAGAGTGCAGAGCACTGAACGCTCTTGATGTTACGAATCCTGATAACTTTGACTTGATGTATGATATTACAATGCAAATGCTTGTCGGAAAAATTGTCGCTATTGACTTTGTTGAAGGCAACCAGAAAGAAGAGATTGCAAGGTTTGTCGTTACTGACCGTTATATGAACATGCGGAGTATCGACATCATAGACGAATATCCAGTTCTGGTGAATTGGCTTGTAGAGTTCATAGCGAGCTATTTAGGAAAAAAATACCCTCGCTCATTAAAAAACTTTCAGGCGACAATGAGCGAGAGAAAAGAGCGTATGAAGAGCCTGAAAAAGTAAGCAAAAATGAAAACTTGCTAAGTAAGCAAATAAATAAGATAATAGATTCATACTCCTATGGTTCTTTTGTTTATACTTATTATGCCTATCTTGACAAGTTCCATTGTGAGCCTAGCAGCTGGCTTGATTTCTTGGAGTATTTGGAATATACAAGAGTTGAGAATAAAGTTAAAGACTTTATAGCTAAGTCTCAACCTAAGTAGAGGTGAAAATGGCTAAACAAGAAGAGCTTACAAGATTTTATATGAGCAATACAGAGCTCAAAGATTCTGCTGGTAATGTTGATAAGAGTGCTCTTAAAGACTGGAACGCTCAGGTTCGGCAGATGACTTTGGCTCTTGAATCTGCTACGAACGGACTTGTAAAGGTAATCAAGACAATAGATGTAAACGGAAATGCTCTGGCAACTTTTGATGTCAAGAGGTCTCAGGCTGGAAACGCTCAGCCAGCTTTTGACAGAGTGCTTGGTAACATTGAAACACGTTATGGTTATCAGGCTGGAAGTCTTGCAATAGACCCTTATGCTGCTGGTCTTAATCAGACAGAAAACTTCAGAAGAATCTCATTCCATAAATCATTCCACGGAGCTCTTGCTCAGAAGACAGCGAAAGAAGCTGTTGCTGCGGTAGGAGGTACAGCTGTTCCTGACCCTTCAAAGAAAATGAAGGACAGAATGAAGATTGATTTTGCTGTAAGTGAAAATGAGTGGAATCAGGCTCTTCAGAACGCTGGTGGAGACGCTACAAAAGCTACTACAAGTTTGTCTGGTAAGTTCATAAGAAGAAACCTTAAACAAGCTGAAAAATATTCAGATGATATTCAGTCTAACCAGAAGGAAAAAGACGAAGAGAGACAGAGAGGAAAAGAGGAAAGAGAGGATAAGTCAAACAAGCGTAAAATGCTACATTGGCTTACAATCGTTGTAAGCTTCCTCGCTGGAATTGCAGACATCACTCGCAGAATCCTTACTGCTTCTCTTGCTCGTGCTTCTGAAATTAAGAAGGAACAAGTAGAAGCAAAATCTCTAGGAATATCATATACAAACGCTCGTGAATATAAAGCTCAGGAAACTGCTATGGGAATGAAGGAAGGAACTTTCACTTCTGCCATAGCAAGTCTTCAGTCTGCTTTTGGTGATGTTACTCATCTTGACGACAATGCTCTAGGAGAACTTGCGAAGGTTCTTAAAGGTGATGTCGTAGAAGCAATAAATAATGGTCTCGGACGCAGCGACCCAGAGAAGCTTATGAAGACTATCCTTAACACTTACTACGAGCGAGGACAGTCTGGAGTAAACTCTATCGGGCAGCAAGTAGGAAAATATCAGGCTGAGCGTGAGCTCTCTACTGCTCTTGAAAAAGCTGGACTTAATGACATCGCAAATATCCTCCGCAACATGTTCTATACGAACGACACTGGTATTTACAAAGGTCGCATTTCTACTGATGACAGTTTCGCTGATTATATGGGATTGATTACAGCTTATACAATGGGCTATGGAGCTGTTGATAACAAACATCTTTCCGAGCTTGGAGCTGTTGTAGACAGTGTTAAATCTAAGTTTGAGCTTCTTAAAGAGAATCTGGAAAAGCTTGTCCTTGTTTCAATCGGAGGTCTTATTCAGAAGATTGATAACTGGGATATTGGTAAGAGTGCTGAAGAGAAGCTTCAGGACACAAGAACAAATATCCAGCTTAATGCAGACGCAAGAGACAGACTTCAGAACTCTGCTGATATTGCAAGAAGTCAGTATACTCAGATGTTCAAAAAAGCTGGGATAAACGTTGGTAGCTTTGGTATCAAAGGTGTGAACACCATTGATGAGTTCCTTGCTTTTACAAATACAAGTGAGGGAAGATATTGGAAGCCACAAGGACAGCAAGCAAGTATGGCTTATAATAACCTTGTTCAGTTCCTTAATACAGAGCAAGGAAACGAAGCCATAAAGCTCGTTCATTATACTCAGACAGCTGAAAAGAAAGCAAAGCAAGCTGATGAAGCATATAAAAAAGGTCTTAAAACTGGTAAGGTAGATTACAATAAGGCTGATTATACTGCTTCTGCTATTGCTACTGATATGGAAAAGAATCTTACTGGAACATGGTTCAGCGATGAGTTCTCTGCTGTAAACTTGCTTTACCGTTCTGGAAGAGGAAGTAACGCTCATCAAGCTCTGTATACGAATCAGGATATATGGGAAGAATACAAAAGAACTTATCTTTTAGGTAAGCCTATGACTTATGAAACAGCTCTTGCTTCTGGAGACGCTAAGAACCTCACTAATGCTTTATATGACAGAGCTAAGGCTTCTTATGAAGGCTCAAAGAAGTGGGATAAAGAAAAGAAAAAGATGAGCAAAGAAGCTCTTGTAAAGCAAGCTCTTAAAGAAGGTGTTCTTACAAACAATGATGTGGAAGGCTTTGTGAGCCAGAACGCTCCTACAACTACTGGCTGGGGAATCAGCCTTAACGCTTGGAGCAACGTAAGAGACGCTTTGCTTACAAGAGGTCTTAAAGAGTTCTCTGAGCAAGCTGAAGTCAATAACGTTCTTTCTGAAGCTCTTGGATTGCAGAGAGCAAAAGACTATCTTGCTAAACATAACGCTGAAGGTGTTATGGCTACAATCGGTGGTTACAATGAAAAAGAAGGTAGGGTTGAAGTTATTCTCTCTGTTAAGGGAGGAGACAAGGATTCTCCGAAAGAAGTTCTTTCATTTTACACTGATTCTGTACTCGGTGAGAATAAGTCTTATACTGCTGATTTGGACGATGTTGTTAATAATGCTCAGAATAGGAGGGCTACAAGATGATAGATAATGTTACGCTGTCAGCACTGACAAGCTTAAACAGAAACGTGCAGCCAGTAACAGTTATTACTGGTCTTAAATACAATACTTCTCTGGTTAAGGTTTTTAATAACTTGACCTTCTTGTATGACCCTAACTGGGAATACCAGCAAGGTGAGCCTACTTATCCGATTGCTTTCTTTTATGTAAAGAGCATGACAGAACAGATGAGTTCGGAAGTAAGTCAGAAGCCTATGCTGTTTTATAATGCTGCAAGCGATTCTAATGATTCTACCAAAGGTGGACTTATGAACATCGTAGCCGATAATGTTGTTTTGAAGCCGAAGGTATACAAGCTTGATATTATCGTTCCAGCGAATGGCTCTACTTTGAAAAACTCGTCATTCTCTTTTGACGCTATAACCAATGTAAACGGATTCTTGTTTTCTAACGGAGAGTTCAAGGGAAGCACTGGTCTTGATATTGCTTCCAGAATCGTGAATATCTCTTTGGGTATTCTGGAGACATTATTCAAAGGTCTTTATGGAACTTCAGTAAGTGCAAGCTCTATCTGTAATATGCTCTTGCAGCAGCAAGACTATAATAAGGCTTCGATTGAATATATGTGGTCAAACAGACGTATTCTTAAACTGAAGCTCTGGAATGGCTGGAAGTTCAAGTATCTTATCATTAAAGACTTTGATGTTACTAAGGTTGGTGAGAACGGAGACTTCTATGAAGGAACTCTTACTTGTCAGGAAGTTCCAATTCTGACTTTCAGAAAGCAATCAGAATCTGCTTCTTTGACTGCTTTATCAAAGCTTTCTGGGGCTCTTGGAAAGTTCCAGAAGACAGCTACTGATACATTTATTAAAATGATGACAGCTACTTACGGAGAATAATATGACAATAGACCTTTCAAAAGTAGAGTTTACTTATGACTTCTTTTCTTCTACAATGCCTGACGGAAGCACTCTGATTCTGAATAATGTCTCAGAAGACTTCTTCACTCAGGATAATGAAGAAGTTATTGTGAAGCAGATAAACATTCTGATTCAGCCGATAGACGGAAGTGCGAACATTTTGTGCTCTTCTGTAATAGGCTGCGGAAATGACAAAATGTGTATCAAGTCAGATTACAGTGAGTATCTTGGAAAAGTTCTTACTGAGGATAATATGAAATATTGTACTATTGAAATGTACGAGGAAGAGGAAGATGAGTAACGAAAAAGCTCCGAACACTGCTCTGCTTGCCGATAAGAGCAAGTGTGAGCTTGGAGCTCTTGATATATTTGACAAAGTAATCAATCTCAAACTTACTATCTCTGAAAAAGACACCAATGGAAACTGGATAGAAAAAGAGCCTTATATAATCAGAAGCGATTATGAGATGTATTTTCCAAAGCTTATGAACTCTGTCGCTTCTGGAAGCTTTGACGGACTTGTAAAGAAGCCTACTTGCTATATCCGAAAGTGCACTTATAAGCCTTCGATAAAGGTTCAGTACAAGCGTGTTTCTATGAGCACTCCGATAGCAATAGATATTTTCATAAATAACTTTTACATGCTCGACAAAAGCGGAAAAATGATAAAGAGCTTCAATAATGAATCATTCCAGCTCACTAAGGTAGAGCTTGCTATGGGCTACTTCGGACAGTTTGCTGCAAGTATGGGAGGAAAAGAAGCGAGCACTGTTACCATAGACCAGCTTTTTGATTTTGACGCTGACAAGCTTAAAGGCAACGGAATCACACTTATTACAATGAGTGATGTAAACTATGTTCAGACAGATAAGCTTCCTCCTGATATGACAGTCCATATTCACGGCTTTGTAGGAAACCTTTATTCTGATAAGCTTCAGGATTTGTCAGTAGAAAAAGGTCTCCCTACTGATTATGAAAATATCATCTCAAAAGAGACCGTTATAAATTATAATAAGATGAACAAGAATAAACGCAAGACTATTCTTGAAGAGACGTTCTATCAGGCAGTAACAAGGAACTGGGTTCGTGAAGGTTCTTTGCCAAAGAACACTACAATCAAACTTATGAACTCCCAGAACTTCACCGTTGCTGGTGTTCTCTCTGACGATGACGCTGAGAAGTACGGAGTTCAGGTTTATTTCTCTGACGGAGCGAAGAAGTTCGCAGAGAAGTATGATGAAGACAAGATTCAGGTAGACGCTGAAGGAAACAAGGTAATTCCAGAAGCTCTGAAAATCCCTTCTGCAAGTACAGCTATGGAGAAGGCGAACGCAGTAAAGAACACTTACGCTCTGGAGAACTTCTGCATTACTCCGATTCCTTCTGACGGAAACCTTCTGGTTTATCTTGCAGAGGAACAGACAACACCTTCGAAAATGCTCGAAGGAACACCTCTGGAGCAGATATACGAAAAGGACACAGTGGAACTGTACTGGAAGGATAAGCTCCCAGCAGTCTACAATATCACGGTAGACGCTTTGTGTACGATTGTTTGTCCTTTCTTCTTTTTCCTGAATCCGTTCCAGAAGTTTTACTTTAAGACACGTTATGCTCTTGGCGGACTGGTTTCTTACTATGCAAACTTTAACGCTGCGGAAGATGAGTTTTATGCTCTCTGGCAGACAGTTTCTTTTGCTACGGTAGAAGACGTGAACGAATGTACTATTGTTTGTACTGGTAAGAAACAAGAGGAGAAGTAATCATGGATAAAAACCTTTTGAAAAGTCTTGGAATGAGCGATTCTGATATGCTGCATAGAGCTATCGGAACGACATTCATTGTTGAATATGGAATCATCAAGAAAATACCAGCTACTGGAATTGTTACTGTTGAAATGGCAGTAGCAGATTCAGCTGATGATATTATTATAACTAACTGCGTTCTGGCTTCCTTTTCAAGCTCTTCTGTTACGGTTAACATCAAGCCGAACATTGACGATAAAGTAATCGTATTGTTCCCTAGAAGGTTCGCTGGAAATATGTTCAATCCAGAGACCAATGAACCTATTATAACCGCTTGTGGTAACGGATATACCCTTATGGGAGGTATTGCGATTCTTCTGAATCAGTATCAGGAGACATTCCATAAGAACTATATTGACATCTCTGACGGTTGCATTACGCTCAAAATGGCTTACTCAGAGGACGATGACAAGAATCTTTTTACCTTCGAATCAAACGCTGACGGTGAGCTTACTCTGGTGAGCAACGATGTTCAGATTACGACAAATAAGGACAGTGAAATTACAGTAACGAACGGAAAAGCCACAATTACTGTTGACAAAAACGGAAATGTTACGATAGACGCTCAGGGAAAATATACGATAAAGAACGGTGTTACTTCTTTGAAGGAGGTAACGGACGGACTTGCTCAGGAAGTTGAGAATCTTACTACTGTTGGTTCTCCAGCAACTCAGGCGACATCTCCAGCTTCTAAGGGAACAATCGCAACTTGGCGAAGTTCTAAGCTTAATCAATTCTTTGCGGAGTAGTATATGGCTTTCAATAAAGCAAAATTACAGAGCGATTTCGAAGACGTTTTTGAATCAATGACAGACGGAAACGAGGACACCTTTCCGAACGGAATATCCGCTGCTGTCGTTACCTTTGTCTCTGGCGGAGTAGTTTCTACTATTGACGCTGGAACAGTTACTGGAGGAACGTACTCTGGCAGCGGAACTGGGAAGCTCACTGTAACAGCTTCTGCTTGTGCTGCAATTATAAAGGCAGCTTGTACAGCCATGAAGACAATGACTTCTGGAGGTGATGATTACCTTGCTGAGGAAATGGGAAAAGGATTCAAGAAAATGGCAGATGACGGAGTGGTTACAACTACCGTTACTGGAGTTCTTACACCACCTCCTCCAGCTACACCTATATCTCCGTATGGAGGAGCAGCAAAAGGAACTATCTCTTGTTCAGAGACCACTCTTGTAACAAAGCTGAAGGCTCTTTTTCAAAAGATGTATAATCAGAGGGAGCAAGAAGGCTTTGACGGAAACAAAGAGTTTGCGAAAGAGCTTGCCAATGAAATAAACTCATTTTATACTTCTGGAACAATTAGCACTGACGGTCAGGGTAATATTGCTGGTTCTTCTGGTTCAGGTTCAATATCTTGACGGCTTGAAAAATGCGAAGTATAATCTGAGTTATGGACGTAAAGGTTTATAAAAAAGAGACTGTAAAACAGCCTTCTGGAACATCTTATGTAATCTCTCCGAACATCATAGACTTATATCCTATTATCACTAAAGATGAAAACGACAATGAAATCATAAGCGGAGCTGAAGAGCTTACTGATGAGGACGCTCTTGTTGAACAAGCTTGTGCTATGGCTACAATCTGGCAGAAAGGTCTTGACCCTCTTGACTTGGAAGAAGGAATAAGGTGGAGTGAAGCGATTCTGGAAGAAATCAACGTTGTTCAGCTTATGGAAGACATAACAAACGCTGTTGCAGAGATTACACCTACTGTTGAGGTTGTCTTTAACACTGTTACAGATGACAATGGAAACTCATATTTACAATACACACTAAAGGCGGTGGCATAATGGAACTTAAAACTTTCGATACCATTTTAACTACAATCTGCGATAGCTTTGATTCTCTTATTTCACCTCGCACACTTGCGAGGTCTAATACTAATATCATCTATCTTATTTTCAAGGCAGCTGCGAAAGGCTATGAAATCATAAATAATGTCTGCGTAGTGCTCTCAAATAAGTTCGACCCTCTTTACTGCTCGGACGATGACTTGACCTCTTCTGCGAACATAGTAGGAACTGAGAGAAATCAGGGTTCGGCTACTGGACTTCATATTACCATAACAAACAATGGTTCAGTTTCAGTTACGCTGCTTGCTGGACTTTACACTTACGCTCTTGACGATGATACAAAGTTTGAGTTTGAAGTTATGGAAAACACCGTAATTGCTTCTGGCAGCCATATATCGTTTATTGCCATGTCAGAGGAAATCGGACAATATCCAGTAACGGCTCAGGCAACGATTACAGTTACTTCTGAGCAGCCTATCTCTTCTGACCTTGTTTTCAGTTGTGCTGATAACACTGCTCTTTTGGGTATCTCGGAAGAGACAGACTTGGAGTTCAGAGAGCGAATTAACTCTGAAACTGACAGACAGAACTCTATGGTAGAGCTTGAAAGTGAAATCAGAAACCTTCCTTACATCTTTGACTGTAAGGTAAAGTTTAATCCTACAAATACTGAAATTGAATATGACGGTTACACGATTCCAGCCTACACTCTTGCCATTTTCTATTCTGGAGAAGTTAAAAAGGAAATCGCAGAGAAGGTTTGTGAGAAGATTATCTGTCCTACGCTTCAGACAGTAGACAGTGTTGAGGTCTTTTATGAGAACGACATTTTCATCGGTGGAAAGCATGGTGTACATCTGATACCTTTTGCTAAGACACAGTATGCTGTTGAATTGATTTATAAAATCAATAACACTTATGCTAACGAATATGACATTCAGAATGAAATCAGAACTGTTTTGTTCAATACTTTCGTGTCTGAAAAGCATGTTGATTACATCAAGGAAGATGATTTCTACAATGCTATTGAAGCTCTTGACATCGCTGGTATTGAGCTTCTGGGAGTAAACCTTAAATACAATAACAGTAATGTAAACTATATTGAAATACCTTCATCACGTATTCCAGAGCTTACTAATGTTATTTTTACACCAGTTTCTCAGGAGTAGTATATGGCAAAGGCTTTCTTCCGCTGGCTCAGAGGTGAGCTTAACGGATTCTATGTAACAAACATAAACGGTGCTCTTAATGAGAGCACTAAGGACATAAAGGACTTCCTCTCTGAGTTTAAGGCTCAGCAGTTTGAGAACGGAAAGATTTCGGACAAGAACCTTTACGGACTTGGAAAGTTCGCTGGTATTTTCTTACCTCGTCTCTCCAGAGCTGAATCTCTTGCTTCACTTAGAATGACAGAGAGCTTTGTGGTCGACGGATTTGAGTGTTCTGAACGTGGTCTTTTCAACACTGGGCTGGAGAACTTTTCGTTTTTCCATACAAGAGACGATACTACTGTTTACTTTGCTTTTGTCAGAGTAAATCAGGACACTTATAATAACGACATCAACACAATGGCTACCAATCTGGAACGCTCTTCTCTTGTTGGTAACAGTGATATGGTCTTAGGCTATATCTCTTCTGAAGAGACAGATTTGTTTGATGAGATTGGTAACGTGAAGCCAGAGAAGGTTCTATCTGCTCCACCTTCTGGAGTAGCTTACTCTGAGTATTATGGTGATGAGTTTTTAATGCTCTCAGAAGGAGATAATTCTCCAGCTGATAACATCGTTAGAATCCGCATGACAGATTCTAATGTCGTTGACGGAATTGAGTATTCAGAAAGAGGTCTTTTTGTTGTTCCAGTTCCAATGTTCGATGACATCAATACTCTGGCTACACCTACGCTGCGTTCTTCTCTTGTTGGTAACGAAACTTTAATTGGTTATATTTCTTCAGAAGAAACAAATGTTCTTGATGACAATGGCTGCGTAAGACACGAAAAGATTTCAGCTACACCTCCAGAGGGAGTAGCTTATTCTGATTACTACGGAGACCAGTTCATGTTCCTTTCTGAAGCTGAAGCTTCATACTCGAACCTTGAACCTTCACTGTACATAGAGCTTTTCAAAGCTTTGCAGTGGATAAGATACAACGGAGCTTCAATCAAGTCTCTGGGAAGAATTACAAGTCTTATCTGTCCTGACGGACTTGTAAAGCTCGGAGAAGTAGAGACAGCTTCTGACGGTAAGCACTGGAACGTCTATTATGATTATGACGATACAGTAGACATTACCCTGAAGCAGCAGCGATTGAACCTTCTGGAGTTTATAGTAAATCTGAAGTTCGTACAAGTTTCACTTGTAGAGAATATTTAACATTAAAAAGGAGTAAGTACAATGGGTACACTAAATGAAGACTTGTCTGCTATCAAAGAAGTAGAAGACAAAATCATCGCAAACAAAGTCGCTCGCTTCGCTTACACAGATGAAGCTTATACGACAAATGACGCTAACGGTGTTGCTGAGTATAACGTAAACAATGCTCAGAACATTCCTACTGCTGACGCTTCGGTATTGAAGGTAAATGAGACAGTCCTTTCAAAGGGTTATCGTGCTCAGGCTTCTTCAATTACTCGTATGCTTGTAAACCATTTCTTTGGTCGTATGTCTTATAACCTGAACAAGGTAAACGACAACGTATCAAACCTTATCGCAACTCTCATCGGGCACAGAGGAACAGCAAATGGCTTTGCTACTCTTGACGCAAGTGGAAGAGTTCCTTACTCACAGCTTCCAGAATCAGCTATGGAGTACAAAGGACAGTGGAACGCTGAAACAAACACCCCTACCCTTGCTGACGGAACTGGAACAAAGGGAGACTTCTACATTGTCTCTGTTGCTGGTACACAGAACCTCGGAAGCGGAAACATTCAGTTCTTTGTGAATGACCGTGTAATCTATGACGGTTCAGTATGGTCTCGTCTCTCTGCTGGAGATGTCAAGACAGTAAACAGTGTTCTTCCTACAAACGGAAACGTAGCTCTTACTGGTGAGAACATTCCAGTATCTTCTACTGACCCTACTTTACTTTCAGCTCCGCTTGCGACAAACAGATATGCTGACCACTCTGTAACAGTAAAGAAAGTGAACTTCACTTTCAAAGATGTTATGGCAAAGACACCTCGCTGGCTTCGCTTTGATTTCTCCGCTGCAAACAAGCAGACTTTGAAGATTGCAGCCGATACTCATATCAGAGTAGGAAACACTGTTGTTCACTTTGATACAGACACAAGCATTGACCTCTCTGAGACAATCAATGCAGAGACAAGTCCAAACGGAAAAGACTGGTACGTATTCCTTGACGCTGAAGGAAACGTTACTTGCTCTCTCACAAAGGCTGAAGCTGCTGGAACAAAGAGAATCGGACAGTTTCATACTCTTTGTGTTGACGCTGGTGCAAGTGTTACTGGTCTTGTTCCTACCGAGCTTACACAGACTGGCGGAGACTTCCTTATCAAACAGTACAATGAAGAGGAAGACCCAGACTTCTACGCTTTCTATAACAAGCCGATTACAGCTATTACAGCTGGAACTTATTACAATGTCGGAACAGTAGCTCACCCTCTGTCAGGTTTTGAAGCAAACGATATTCTTCCTGAATCAGTATGGTGTCTTACATTCCACCCAGCTTGTGCTTCTTATGACGGTATGGTTTATGACAGAGACTGTGATATTGCAGTTGACATTTACTTGCAGTCTGGAAAAGGCAAGGCTACTCGCTCTGCTTTCGGTGCTCAGCATACTGTATCTCGTCAGCAGTGGAATCACGAAGAAGACATGAGAGCAGTAGGAAAGCGTCTTTTGAAAGACCACGAGTTTACTTCTATTGCAAGCGGTTCAAATGAAAGAACGGCTATTCAGGGAGCTTCTGATAAGACAACAGTAGGTGGACACGTTGATACTGCTGGAAGACGTATGATTTCATTCATTGGTTGCGAGGAATGTTGTGGTTATCTTACTCAGTGGCTTGATGAGCTTTGTGGAACAGCTTCTGCTTCTGACTGGGCTAACAATGACGGTCAGGGAAGCTTTGGTCAGCAGTATTGGGATAATTACTGCCTTCATGCTGGCGGTGATTGGAGCAACTCCACTCACTGCGGTTCTCGCTGTCGTGATGCGTTTTATGTGCGTTCGAGTGTGTATGCGATTATCGGGGGTCGGGGTTCGGCTGGAGTTATCCGAGCTGCGTAAATCCGCAAGGTGCAGAGCGAGTGCGTAGCACGAGCTCGCAACACGCTGTTTTTGCCTACCATTGTTCTGGTAGGCAAAAACATATTAAAAAGGTTATAAGGGATTTTCCCTTCTAATAAGGCTTATCCTTAGTACCTAGCCTTCATGCTGGCGGTAATTGGAGCAACTCCACTCACTGCGGTTCTCGCTATCGTAATGCGAATAATGTGCGTTCGAATGTGAATACGAATATCGGAGGTCGGGGTTCGATATGGTTTTGACAAAAAGCAAACTCCATGCTACAATCAAACTTACTTAGTTTTGGGGTCAACTCCAGCCGAGGATAAATCTTTGGCGGAAAGCCAGAAAATGAAAATGGAGGGGAAGAGAGGTTAGTAGCTTGTTGAATATCTTTCTTCCCGATTTTATGAAAACATACAGTAATTTGTGGCAACGCTTTGTGTCGGTAGATAATTTTGAACTTGCTGTACATGAATCTCAGCTTGGCAAGAGCAAGAAACGTCAAGTTATTGCTTTCAACGAGCATAGAAAAGAAAACACGGAAGCATTAAGGCAAATGGTGATTGAAGGAAAATTTCATACCTCTGCCTATCGTTCAATGGTTATTTATGAACCGAAGAAGCGGACAATCTACAAGTTACCTTATTACCCTGACAGAATAGTGCAGCACGCAGTAATGAACATATTGAAGCCGATTCTGACTGACCGCTTCATTTATGATTCTTACGCTTGCGTTGAAGGTAAAGGACAGATGAGGGCTTCCAGAAGGTGCTCGCAGTTTGTCAGACGAAACAAGTACTGTCTCAAATGCGACATTCACCACTTCTATCCTTCCATAAGACATGATATACTGTCAGGAATGTTTCATAAGATAATCAAAGATGAAAAGTTTATGGCTGTCCTTGACGACATAATCTATTCCTTTGAAGGTGAGACAAACGCTCCAATCGGGAATTATACCTCGCAGTGGTTCGGAAACTTCTACTTGACAAAGCTCGATTATTATGTAAAGCAAGAACTTGGAATAAAGGACTATGAAAGATACTGCGATGATTTCATGTTGTTTTCCAATGACAAAGCCTATCTGCATGAGTGCAGAAGGAAAATAGAGAAGTTCATTCTTGATGAGCTGGGGCTGACTTTCTCCAAAGCTTTTGTCTTTGATACAAAGCAAGGAGTGGACTTCTGCGGATATAGGACTTTCGGAAAGTATATGCTGCTGAGAAAATCCACTGCAAAGAGAGTTAAGCGGAGAATCAACCATATCTATCCTAAATATACAGAAGAGAAACGCAGAGCAAGCATAGCTTCTACGCTGGGCTGGCTGAAGCACTGCAACTCATATAATCTTAAAGTAAAGCTGGGGCTGGTGTAATGAAGAAGTTCAGTGATTTTTCAGATGAAGGTGATGTATTTGACGGTAAGAAGGCGAAGATTGCTGAGCTGCTGGATAAGGAAATCTGCATACTGCAATACAAAATCAGAAGGTCAAAATATCAGGACAAACACGAAAACTATGCAATCGTTCAGTTCACTGAATCTGACGAAAACGGTGAACATAAAATCTTTTTCACTGGCTCTGGAGTAGTCATGGAGCAGCTGGAAAAATACGAAGAGGAGCTTCCATTTCAAGCTACCCTGAAGAAGATTGACAAATACCTTACTCTGAGCTAAAATACACTTAATATAATTAAGGAGGAAAAGATGAAAAACAAGCTTTTCTTAATTGTTAGTATTGCTTTTATCATTGTAGGAGCAATCATCGGTTACTTCGCAAAGTTCCCTCTCGCTCAGATGTCAGGCTTTGCCGTAACAATGTTCGGAGCTGGACTTGCAGTAGGCAAGCTCTGGAATGACAGAGACAAGACAGCAAAGAGCTGGCTGGTCATTCTGTCTATGGTTCTTGTAGGACTGGGAGCTTTCGTTGCTGGTCTCACTGGAGTTATCACAGAAGCTCAGATAACAGCAATCATCGGATATGTATTCTCCCTGATTCTTATAATCGCTGGTATCGTTACTTCAGTAATTGCCAATAAAACTGTCAAAAAGGTTGAGTGATTAAGTAATACTTAACAACTTGCATAAAGCCCTCTTACGGTTTATAATGAATCGTAAGGGGGCTTTTTAATGCTTAAAGGAATAAAGCAATCTGACAAAGAATTACTTCCAGTAATTCAGGACTATGGCTGTCTTTTCCTTTGTTTTGCGAACGCTTCGCCTATGATTTTTGAAGGCAGCAGCGGACGTAAAGCACTTAACAAAATCTGGAAAGAAGCAGAGAAGAAGGGTTATATCTCTGGAGACCTTAACCATGACGGAGATTATGACGATGACGGAGAAGCTGAGGTTAGAAACCACACAGCTCTTGCAAACGAGTTCTTTGCTTTGTCTGTACGATACGATAATATTCACCACAAAGCTGACGAAAAAATACCTTCAAACGTAGCCGTTGTTTTTGGTCGCTACGTGTTCAAGTTCGGACATTTTGTTCAGCTTAATAAAACAAAGAAAGTAATCTTTGATTCCTTCGGGAAATCAAATACCGTTGCAAACGGAAAACTAGATACAATGAGGTGGTATTTTTATGCAGACTAAAATCTACAATGCTTACAGAATTACTCACAAAAACGGAAGCGTTGAGGACATCAACGCTCTGGATTTGATTCAGGCTCTGGAGAATATGGAAATCCCAGATACAGAATCAAAGGTTCTTCAGGCTTTCCTTGTAAAGGAAAACGTTCGCACTCTTGTTGAAGACGAAAAGGCAGAAATCCTTTTCTCTGCTATCGTAGCAGAAAATGGTGGTGGCTCTATTGCTACTCCAGCTTCAGGAAGAATCCACGTAGGAGACATGGTTCAGCTCAAAGCTATTCCAGCTCGCAACTACGAGTTTGTCTCTTGGCAGCTTAATGGTGTCAAAATCAGCGAAGAAGCCGTTGTAAATCTTACAATGCCTGAGCTTTCAGCTGGAGTTGATACAGCAGTCTTCACTGCTACATTCAAGCTCGCTGACGTTGCATGGACAAGTGAAGTTTCTCCAGCCGCAGCTTCTACTGCTGGTTGTGTAGCCTTCCCTCTCTCTGGCTCTGCTGCTGCAAACTCAGAGCTCTCTCTTATTGCTGTTGAAGCAGAAGGATTCACTTTCGACCACTGGGAAAGAAACGGTGAATCTATTGGAACAAACAAAATCCTTACAGCTGAAGTTACTCCGCTTGCAGAAAATGAATCTGCTTGCAAGTACGTTGCTGTATTTACAGAGGACTAAGGGAGTGAGCCATGTCAGACCAGACTGAAAAAAT